ATCTGTTGGCATAGTATTCCGCTTTGTCACGATAACGCCCTTCAATCATTGTCATTTCCTCAACTGATACCGCCCTTGCATTGTCACTCTCACGAGATGCAACCGATTTGTTCATCAATTTGAATGTCATTGGAAGCATTGCTTCGGTCAATGTATAATACTTCAAACAAGGTGCAATGTACGAATCCAAAAGGGTAGTATTCAACTGGGTTAATGTTCCAGCGAATGCCTGTACTTGCAACTCATTATAAATGCCTGAACCAATCACATCACGGATGTAGATTTCTTGAGCTTCTTTGATTGCTGATTTCAACAATTTATCGTCAACATTCTCATTCAAAGGAGTGTTGTCCTTCAAGTAAGTGGTTGAAATGAAATATACAAAATTGGTCATCGTTTGATCCTCCTTAATAATTGTTGTTGCCAAATGTGACGGCATTGTGGCGTGGTGATTCCAGTTTCTTTGTTGGTGTACCATTCACCTCTTCTCTTCCATACATCGTAGCCAAGTTGTGCAGACATTGCGTTAATGTCCTCACGACTATACACACGATTACTTGCTACAATTTGTCTGCAAAAATCTCTTGAACCGGGAATAAGCAAACCACCTTTGATTCCAGGGGCTAAAGCATAACCATAACGCACAACAATCTCTGTTTGCAATCTCTTTACTTCTTCAACTCCTTTCGGGGTTGTTTCAAGACCATCTTCGTATGATTTAATCAACTCTGCTTTGGCAAGTTTAGCAATCGCATCAGCGACAACCTTCGCATCCAGTTTGGTGATGTTAACAATGTCCCCAACTTGAAGACCTTTATTCTCTTTCAACACATTCAAGATGGCAGTTTCAACGGCATCAACGAACTCAAACTTGTAGGCTTCAAAGTTGTCTGCACTCTCCCCGTATTGTTTGAATACCTCAATGTCTCTTTCATCATCCCATCCAAAAGGATTTTGTTTTGATAGGGCAACGGCTTCAACTGGTGCTGCGGATGGCAATGCATCACCTCCGGCAATCGGTGGAAGATTTGCCAATTGGCGTTTCTCGTTAATTGTCATATTGGACAACACATTGTTTGCAACCAACGGACTCAAAGCATTGATGGCATCGTTCAAAGATGATTGTTTCACATCGGTGATCAATGGCAATCCAAGTTCCTTTCTCGCTTCTTCGTTGGTAATAACTCCAGCGGTAAACAAAGCCTGATAGTCAAGACCGATTGGTGGTTTGTTGATGGTTTCTAAACGGACAGATGCGATAGGTTCAAGCAAGTATGCGAAGGTATCATCAATCTTTTGTTGACGGGGTTCAATGTAGGCGTGATGAAACATCTCATAGGCTTCAATCAATTCGCTACGACCACCCAATTGTCCCTCCACACGAACTCCAAACAACATTGGAGAGTTGACCTTGTGTGCGACAAATATCTCTTGTTGTACGGTTTTATTCAACAAGTCAAATTGCTTGTCAAAATCCGATGGTTGAAGGTTGTTGATGACTGATTCCTTTTCCGTTGGGTCGTTGTATTGGATAATTAACCCACCGGCATTGTCCGTGCCTTGATAGTTTTCTTTGAATCTCCTTGCAGTTGCACGAGCTTCTTCAGGTGTGGGGATCCCTTTGAATAACTGGATGTGAGTTTGTGCCGTGAATCCGTTCTTAATGGAGTTCAAATAGTAATTGGATATCTCGGTGTCAACCTCAATGTATTTCAATGCACCTACATAATCAGGCAAGGGGTATTCGCCTTGTCCGGGACGGTAAAATTGACAATAATATATTTGCTTGGATTCCCTTGTGATTGGGTTGTATGGTTGATAGTGGATTTTCTCCGCTTTGCTATCTGTCCAGTCAGCACAATACACGAAATCACCCTCAAGACCTTTGCGGATGTCTTTGAATGGGATGTGATAGAATTCCGAAGGTGCGGTCTTTGCCTTGTTCCAAATCACCTCAACTGCAAACCCATTGAACAACTCGGCATCGTATGCAATCTTTGCTTTGAGTTCTTCGTAGGTTTCGTAGGCGTTTATATTTTTGAGTTTGGCTTCGGCTTTTGCAATCTCCTCCGTGCTTGAACCAAATACCTCCGTACCTATTCCAGCAATGTATGATGCTTTTGCAGAAACGATGGCATTGTGTTTGGGTGATTTATTGAATAGTTCAATGAGAAAGTCAGGATAGAGATTGTCAGCACCAAAAGTCACGAATCCTTTCGCTTTGTTCTCTTTGAAAACAGGGAGCTTGTTGTCGTGAAAGTTTAATCTTTGGAATATCATCTCTATCAAATAGCAATCAATCTTTTTTGTTTGAGAACTTGTCAATAGATGTGAATCCAAGACAAGCAATCACGATGAATTCCACCGCACTCACCAACTCTGGAGAAGGTACGATATCAGCAGGGCTGAGAGAATTATGAGCCATTGTAGCAAACAAAACAAAAGCACCGATAATGCCCACGAATCGTTTTGATGACATCTCTCCTTTGTCACCCGTGAAAATTTCCATTAATTTTTTCATAAATCTTTGCTTTCTAAAAGTGTGTAAGTGAATGAATTGCCGTGTAAGGTGGCAGCCTTCTTGACTAAAGCCATAAACTCATCAAAATCTGCTGACTTTTTGAACACCTGACAACCCTCACTCCAGTTCTCAACATAGGTTGAATCAGCACCAGCCTTGTGGATGTTGATTCCGTAGATACCTTCGGTGATTAACTTGGTGTCGTAGGTCATATCCTTGTTGGCATCACGATAAACCTTCACGGGTTTGGCTTGTTTTAAGGCTTCGTATTTGCCTTGATGCAATCCGATGGCGTGACTTCCACGATATTGTCCAGGAACTAAACGAGCAACACCTTGTGCATTGTGAAATTCTTTAACTCCCTTTGTGCCTGGATCAGTTGTCGCAGCCCATTTCTTAAAATGCCACACATCACCGATTTTATAACTCACGGTTAACAAGTCATCAAAGACATTTGTGACCTTGCTTCCAGTATCCGAATTGCGAATGCCGATGATGTTCAAGTTGTAATCACCTGATTCAAAGAACTTGTAGTTCTTCACCTTCATCGCTTGTTTGATTTTATCTATCATTTGCCTTGTCCTTTATATGGTTTTGAACTCTTGTGTTTGTTCTTGTGCTTGGTGTGTCTTCCCAATTTGTTTTTTGGTTTCACACGGAATGATGTGATGTTTAGTTTGGCTGCCATAGATACACCCTAAAGTATTCAAAATCTTCCTTCCCACCTTCGGAGAGATAGTTCAAATAAGCGTCATAGATCACTCCTTTGAACTCAATTGGTGTGGTGGTAGTATCTAATCCAGCACCTACCATCTTCACGGCATACACCTCCATTTGGTCTTGAACAACTTGCATCTGTTGAACCACGGCTTCCGCTTTTTTTTCAGCATTCACCACCGCTTCTTTCAATTGCTCTTTCTCAACCACTTTTGCTTCCACCAATTTCTCACCGACCTCGTGTGCTTGTTTAGTGGCTTGACCAACCGCCTGTGTATTCTGTTGAATCTTTTTCAACAAAGCATCAATGTCACTAACTGGCTTGGGTTCAGTTGCCCAAGATTCGGTGAACAAATAACCACCGATAAAAGCGAATGCAAAAATAATCAACAATCTCATAGTTTCTTCATTGAATTAATAATGCGTAGTTCAGTAATGGCTGCAGACAATGCAGAATCTGCCGTCTTCAATGCCTTATATGCTTGTTTCTGCTCTGCTCGTAGGACTGCCATCTCTTTGCGACATTCGTCAATCTGCTGTTGATTGCCCGAACGCAAGTCCATATACAAATAACTAACAGCCAAAAGCATACAAAAAGCCACGGCAGCAACAGGGTTTTTACGGAATTGGTCAAAGCTAACAGGTAGCGCATTGGGTTTTACTTTCGGTGTTGTCATATCGGGAATGGTGGGGGTGGTGGTGGGATATATTCGGCTTCGGGTAAATCTAAAATCCAATTAAATGTCGCATTATCAAAAATTTCTTGTCCATCTTGTGTAGACAAAAACAAAAACCAAGTTCCGTCAATATCTTGTACGCAATTAAAAAACTGCGATTCGGTGTAATATTGCCCTTGTACTTGCTCGTATTGTTCGGGTGTAAGTGTGTAACCTATCATTATACTTGGCGTGAAAGGGTGGTTTGAAACGCTTGTACTGCGGTGTAATAATTTGATAAATTGGTTGTTGTTAAAGATTGATCCGAATAATAAGCAAATGCCACTTCTATCGTATCAAATGCGTTTGCCACTCCGCTTGTATTATTCCTTGCACATATATATAGATTTACATTTGGTCGACCCTTTGCCGTTAAAGATACAGTATTTATAGTGCTATTTTTTGAATGAAAAGTATTTGTAGACGAATCCCTTGTCATTTGATAAAATCCTTGAGAATTTGTATTTGTAATGTTTGTGCCTGTGTCAGAATTGTGATAATTTTGTATTTTAGAACTTGCTTTTAAAATAAACAAAACATAACCAAGACCATCAACTGCACCGTGTTGAGCGGAAAAATTATCCGCCCTGTCGGTTCTTGAATAAATGCCATAACTTCCAGTATTGTTATTTGCAATTTGAGTTGTTGGATTGAAACCTGTATCCATATACCCCAACAAAGGCGTTACCCCCGTACTCGCAAAAGTCCAACCACTTGTAAAAGTACCCGTAAAACTTGAACTTTTTAAGTTCTGCGCACACGCTGCTGCACTTGCCCCAACCATTGGATAAATGGCTTTCATTGGTGTCCAAAGTGAATTGGCTTTTAAGTCCAAAACCAATTGGTTCACCGCTTGTTTTTCGGTTAATGAAAGCGTTCCCGTTGCGTCCGATACTCGTTGAAAAAACGCCAATGCATCCGCATCAAACGATGCAATCTGTGAGGCGATAATTCCGTGACTTGCTAAAATCATTATGCTATATCTCCAAATAAATACCACTCATTAGTATCAATCTTAATCAAAGTTGCACCGCTATATTGAGCGTTCAATTTCAACTTTGCCCCATTGCTTCGGATAGTTACGCCACTCGTAGCCACAACCGTAGTTTGTCCTGATCCGTATTGAGCCAAAAGAATCTGTGTGCCTGTGCTAAATGCTACCGAACTATTCAAAGGTACTGTGAGATTGTTTGCACTTCCCACATTCATTTCAACCAATTTGTCCGCATCGCTCAAAACCAAAGTATAAGATGCGGTTTGTCTGTTGGTGGTAATCAATTTGTTGGTCTTTGCATCAAGTGCTGTTTGTGTTGCAGTTGATACGGGTTTGTTTGCATCTGAAGTATTGTCAACATTGCCCAAACCTACCGCAGCCTTGTTAAGGGTTGCAAAGGTTTTGTCCCCTCTGTAGTAATCCGCTGAAGTTGTGGCGGTGATTGTTGGTTCAACTGCGACATTACCACTACCCAAAAGCGAAGTGCTGTTGATGGTCTTAATGTTTGTACCTGAAACCAACGCATCTTGTTTGCTTGTTGCCAAACCTGAATACTGTGAGTTGGTCGCATTGTCGCCCGTATTCGTTCCGCTTGTGTTACCAACAACTACCAATTGAGCATCGGTTACATATCGCCTATTTGTTGAATCTGCGATGTCTGCGGTCGTTGCATCTGCTCCAGCAGTTACCAAACCTTTGGCATCGTAAGTGATCTTTGTTTTGGTTGCTCCAGTAATGGCAGAATTTTCATCAACCTTGCCATCCAATGCCGTTTGCAAATCGGTTTGGTTTGACAAAGTGCCAGTAACCCCACCCCAAGCAACTGCCGAACTGATAGAAATGTTTCCGCTTCCAAGTACTGATGTGCCGTTTACGGTCTTGATATTTGTTCCGCTTACAAGTGTATCTTGTTTGCCATTTAGTGCTGATTGAGTTGCACTTGAAACGGGCTTGTTTGCATCACTTGTGTTGTCAACATTGTTCAACGCCAATGCAGTTTTCAACGCTGATGGTGTGATTTTCTTTGTCTCCGCTGCCGATGTATCAACAATAGGAAACAAATCGGATGCGTTGTCTACCGTGACAATGGTCGCTAATTGGGATATTTTTTGATCTGCCATTATAGTAAGATTTTATCACCACTTTCAAGAAGGCAGAAATCGCCATTTTCCAAAAGCAGATATATGATTTGTGTGGGTTGTTCAATCTCGTAAATCTTCTCATTCAAAGTCACCTCGTAGTAATTGCGAGTAACATCAAATTCAACTTTCAAGATTCCACTTTCTACCAATTCGTTTGCCAATGCTGGAGACAAATTGGTTGATGATGTTTGTGCGTAAACTTGGTATTCAAATTCTCCAGCATCAAGAGTGAAGGTGCTACCCTCAACAACTGCAAATTGGTTGTATCTCTCAGGGTGAATTGAAATGTCCGACAAGATCACCGTTGTGAGTTCATTGCTCAAACGATGTGTGAAGGCAAACAGAAAATATGGATTGGCAATCGTGACTTTTTCGGTCAGCGTTAAATACCAATTCTTTGACTGTGCTTTATCAATTACCAACATCTCTATAAAATAGCGAGAGTAAAAATATGTAACAAAAAAAGGGAGAGCATATTGCCCTCCCCATTTAGCCTATGAAACAAGAATCAATTAGATACCCAAAGCGGTAACAACTGAACTTTGCAATTTGTAAGGTGCTTCAGCCTCAATTGCTGAAAGAGTAACTTCATAACCGTTACTATCGCCCATAGCAGTACCGGTGTTTGCAACCATTGCAGTCACATCACATCCGTACTCCTTACCGACCAACCAATACTCATCGTTGTTGTTCTTAACGATGCAATAGCAACGACCTTGAGCAAGGAGCTTCATTTCGTTACGCTTGGTGGTTGACAATCTGCGAAGTTTGAAAACAACATCCGATTGATTGAATGATGTTCCGTTCTCAACAGATACATTGGTTGTGGTTGTCAATGATCCAGTACCTTTTGGCAACTCGTAATCATAAACATCTCCACTTGCAACAGTTGTGGCAGTTACTTCACCACTTGCAACGGTGAACTTTGAATCAACCCAAGAAATCAAGTGGATTGATTTGATACCTCCGACTGCATCTTTGCAATCAAGAGTGAATCCTTGTGTGAGTAAACAAGCCATCAGTTATAAAGATTAAAGGGTGAAATAAACTACTTCTCCGGGGAAAGCAACCTGAACACCAGCCTTGAAAGTGAAACGAACACGAACCTCATCGTTGTCCTGTGAATACCACATCTTCACTTCTTCTTGCTCGTCAATCAAGTCAGTACCCATAAAGAAGTTTGACAAAGAACCAGCAACAATCTTGTTAGTTCCGTTCAAACCACCAACAGCGATCAACTTCATATTGGTACCGGGGTAAACCATCTCCATTGAAGTGGCAGCATCGGCAACATAGTGGAACAAGTTAGCATTCTTCAAGTTAACCAACATCAATTTGTAGGCATCAACTCCCAAGAAACAAACCAAGTCAGTTTTTTCAGCAACGGCAGCAGGGATGTTGGCATAAACCTGATCCAAGATGTCATCAATGTTTGCAGCGGTGATTGAAGCGAATGTAGTTGGTGCAGAGTTTGCCAATACTGGAGAAGCGGCAGCAATGATTTTGTTGAAACCATCAAAGCGGTTCAAGTTAGGATTACCAGAAGCGGTATCACCTTGCCACATTGCAACTTCCAAAGTTTGTGCAATAACGGCAGCCTTTTCAGCACCTACTTGCTCTTCAAAAGGAATCATAGTTGGTGAACCAGGCATGATTTGAGTTTGCATCCACTTGGCTTCCAATGTCTTTGGGCAAAGAGTTTCTTCAACTTTCACTGCACCAACGGTGATAGTGCGTTG